TTTGGTGAGTATGTTAGCAAGATTGTATTCAGTAGAGACACTAGGTTTACAGTATCTTATGACATACAAGATGACACTATTACTAATGTAGTTTTCTCTAAAAGATTAAGTAGCAGATTAACTAAAGCTGTTACCAATTACTTAGACAACTCTATAGATACTACAAACAATACAACAAACTGTAGTATTCCATTTGCAATAGAGGTATAGTATGACACCAGATATAATAACCTTTATAGTTATAGGTTCTTTTATGACCTTCTGTATAATTGGAGTAGTGTTACTCCTAATAGATAGCGAGAGAAAGTTTGATGAAAGAAACAGTAATAGATAAAGAAAATTTTAGAAGGCTAACGCCTGATGAATATAGAATGTTTGATATATGGGTTGCTAANAACAACCAAGCATTATATGATAACAAGATTGCATACGAGACAAGGTGGGGTAAAGACCAATACTTTTATGTGANATTGTTAGATGAAAGTTTANTATCTTTTGATGAGATATTACTTGACAGTTAGGGCTAGTGGTGGTTTAATAGCCACATGTTTTCAGGTATGTTCATAGGTGTAGCCCTCAACTAACCTTCCTGAACCTAAGACATACGATTTAATCGTGCGAGTTTCTAGTCTCGTGCCACAAAAACTAGACTAAGTTTTACAAGGTGTTCGAGCTACTGTAAAATCTTCTCTGGATAGATAAGTTCTCCTTGAAGAAGTTGTAGATGAAATGGGATGAGAACTAAACCGATTACCTTCCCTTGTGAATACAGTCAGCCATTGGGTGCGAGAAGGTTATCCCAAGAAGTGACTCTAAACTACTAGACCTTCAAGTGCTGGTTATCACTCAAAAGTGACCCTTTTAATTTTAAAGCTAGAGGGCTATGTGAATCTATATTTTAAATCAACAACACTAGACAAAGAGATAGGTTGGACATGGAAAGACATGGACAAAGCCTATTGGGATACTTGGATACCTAAGAAGTCTGATATCAAAATCATTACAAGACTTAACAAAGAACAAAAGAAACAAGCACTTGATGAGCTATGGGAAGACTTGCAATCCTCTATCCAATTTACAAGGGATAGGAACAACGCAAGACGCAGAGAGAAAAGAGTTGCGTCTAAAAAGTAGGCGTGATATAATCTTTAAACTTAATACAACCTATGGAGGAAACCAATATGTATGAGTATGTAGAAGGAAAAGCTATGTGGGCTAATGTCAGCACACCAAACACTAAGTTTGAACCACATAAGTATGGAATAGTGGTGTTGACTGATGTAGATACTGCTTCTAGGCTAGAGGGTCTGGGATTATCACAGGTTAGAACCAGAGATGGACAACCTAAGTATGATGAACCAGCGTTCTCTTTCTCTAGGAAAGTAGAGAAGCATGACGGAACTACTAATGTAGCACCTAAGTTAGTTGACGGAGACGGCAACGATTTAGACGCTAGTGTAGGTAATGGTTCTGGAATTACTGTGAAGATTAAACCTTACACAGGAAAGTATGGTACATTTGCTGAGTTAATAGCAGTAAAGGTAACTGATTTAATTGAATACTCTGAGGCTAGTACCGAAGATAACGAGGAATTTTAATATGATAATTACTATTACTAGAGAAGACGGACAGGTAGTGTATGACACTACTATGATTGAAGATGAGAACGCAAGAGCTAATGCTAACATGTCTATCAGTAAGATAGGTACGTTGAATGTTCTTGTTGAAGCACTTAACTTTGCTTCTGGAACACATCAAAACAATCTTGAACAACTACTACAAAATGCTGAAGAAGCTGTAGTAGAAACACCAGAAGGTGATGAGCCTGAAGGAGATACAGAAGAAGTAGCTGAAGAAGATTCAACAGAAGAATCCTAATAGCATAAATGAGGGCTAACATGGATAAGACGTGGGATAAACTACATCAACCTTGTCCACTTTGTAACAGTAGTGATGCTGTTGGAATCAACGAAGATGATTCAGCAAAGTGTTTCAGTTGTGGTGAGTTCATGCCAAGTTATACCGATGCATGTGGAGGAAAGGATATGCAAACAGCAACGACAACACCGACCAAGAAACCTGATATGGTAGATGAAGGACAATTTTCTGCTCTTACAGATAGGAAAATATCCAGAGCAACTGCTACTAAGTATGGAGTTAAATGCGTACATGACCTACAAGGAAATGTAGTCAAGCATTTGTACCCATATTATAATGGGCATGAGTTATCAGCTACTAAATATCGTAATGTAAAAGCTAAAGACTTCTTTGTCTCTGGAACTTACAACGATACAGGTTTGTTTGGTCAACAGTTATTCAAAGGTGGTAAGTATGTTACCATTGTAGAAGGGGAATGTGATGCTATGTCTGCTTATGAACTCTTGGGTTCTAAGTGGGCAGTAGTGTCCATAAAGCGTGGTGCACAAGGTGCAGTTCGTGATATAAAAGAAAGCCTTGAGTTCTTTGAAGAGTTTGAAAATGTAATCATTGCATTTGATAATGACAAAGCAGGTAAGGAAGCATCTATTAAAGTTGCTAGGTTATTTAAACCTAGTAAAGCTAAGATACTTACACTACCACATGGCTACAAAGACCCCAATGATATGCTCCGTTCCAACAGACATAAAGAATTTGTTGAAGCTTGGTGGGCATCAAAAGTTTATACACCTTCTGGTGTTATAAATGTTTCAGAACAACGAGAGAAGTTCCACAACAGAGAAAGAAAAGAGAGTGTCCCTTATCCTTATGAAGGATTAAACAAGAAGCTATACGGACTTAGACAAGGAGAACTTGTAACACTTACAGGTGGTACAGGGCTTGGAAAGTCTAGTGTAACTAGAGAACTTGAACATCATCTTATTAAAAGTACTAACGATAATGTAGGTATCATAGCATTAGAAGAAGATTGGAGACGAACCATTGATGGTATCTTATCTATTGAAGCTAACGCTAGACTATATGTTGACCAAGAACGCGACAAGTTTTCTAAAGAAGAACTTGATAAGATGTTTGATATACTTTATGACGGAGACAATCGTAATAGAGTATGGGTGCATTCACACTTTGGAACGAATGACATTGATGATATCTTTACTAAACTTAGATTTATGATTATAGGGTGCGACTGCAAGTGGGTGGTAGTAGACCATTTACATATGTTAGTTAGTGCTGTGCATGAAGGAGATGAGAGACGAGCCATTGATTCTATTATGACTAGGCTTAGAAGTTTGGTAGAAGAGACAGGTGCAGGTATCATTTTAGTTTCACACTTGCGTAGAGTTGACGGTAACAAAGGACACGAGAATGGTATAGAGGTTTCTTTATCTCATCTTCGTGGTTCAAATAGTATTGGACAACTATCTGATTGTGTTATAGCATTGGAAAGAAATCAACAATCAGATGATGAAGACGAAGCTAGAACAACCAAACTTCGTATACTTAAATCAAGATACACAGGTGATGTAGGCATGGCATGTAGAGTTATATATGATGCTGAAACCGGAAGACTCTCTGAACTTTCTGATAATGATATTGAATTTGATGGTAGTTTAGATGAGGCTTTTTAGTGCAGTTAGTATTTGATATAGAAACAGATGACCTTAACGCAACAAAGATACATTGTATCGTTGCACAAGATGTAGACACAGGCGAGATACATAAGTTCCCACCTGATAAACTACAAGAAGGTTATGAGTTTCTAACAACAGCAGATACTTTGATAGGACATAACATCATTGGGTTTGATATACCTATGGTACATAAGTTTAGTGATGTTGATTTATCTAATATACCGGTGATAGATACTCTTGTTTTTTCTAGGTTGTTTAATCCTAATAGAGATGGAGGACACAGCTTAGAGAAGTGGGGATATAAACTTGGCTACCATAAAATAGATTTCTCTGACTACCTTAACTACTCAGAAGACATGATGACCTATTGTGTAAGAGATGTAGAATTAAATGCAGTAGTATTAAAAGAACTAAGAAAAGAAAGTAAAGGGTTTGGTAAAGATTGTGTAGAGATTGAGACTCGTGTAGCAGACATAGTTAAACAACAAGAAACAAATGGTTTTAAGTTTGATACTCAACACGCTTTAATTTTACTTGCTGAACTTAGAGAAAAGAAACAAGCAATAGAAGATGAGGTGCATAATACTTTTACGCCTAAGTGGGTTGACGATAAATTAGTTACACCTTATATAAAGAAAGATGGTGAACTATCTAAGCGTGGTCTTACAGATGACGAGTATGCTAGATGTATTAATACTCAAAACATGAATCCTTTTATGCGTCAGTCTTTACAAGAATTTAATCTTGGTTCAAGAAAACAAATAGGAGAATATCTAATTGACTTTGGTTGGAAGCCTGATAGGTTTACACCAACAGGTCAACCAATAGTAGATGAGAAAACTTTATCTGCAATCACACACATACACGAAGCTAACTTAATAGCACAGTTTCTTTTATTACAAAAGCGTATAGCTCAAATTGATTCTTGGATTGATGCGACTGAAGAGGACGGAAGAGTGCACGGCTTTGTTATACCTAATGGTGCTATCACCGGAAGAATGACACATAGAAATCCTAACATGGCACAAGTGCCTAGCTCTCATAGTCCTTATGGTAAAGAGTGCAGAGCATGTTGGATTGTAGAAGATACTAATGTCTTACTAGGCGTTGATGCTTCTGGACTTGAGATTAGAATGTTAGCACACTATATGAATGACGAGGAATACACAAATGAAATACTCAACGGAGATATCCACACAGCAAATCAAGAACTTGCAAAACTTAAATCTAGAGATACGGCAAAGACATTCATCTATGCACTCATGTACGGAGCAGGAGACGAGAAGCTTGGTAAAGTGGTTGGAGGAAGTACAGCAGATGGTAAAAGAGCTAGACAATATTTCTTTGATAATAAACCTTCATTTAAATCTCTTAGAGATAGAGTGCAAAGAGCATCAACAAAAAAATATCTCAAAGGATTAGATGGTAGAAAGCTTTATGTTCGTAACCAACACTCAGCCCTGAACACTTTACTACAGGGAGCAGGTGCTATTGTTATGAAGAAAGGCTTGATACTATTAGATGACATGTTAAAATTAAATAGTATAGACTATAAGTTTGTAGCAAACATTCACGATGAGTGGCAGATAGAAGTAAAAGATACTCAGGCTAATTTTGCAGGGGAGTTAGCAGTAGATAGTATTATAAAAGCAGGTGAACATTTTAATCTTCGTTGTCCTCTTGATGGCGAATACAAGATAGGAGTAAACTGGAGTGAAACCCACTAAGAAAGACCAAAAGAAATTTGACCTTGACTTATCGTATGGTGAGATAAGAGAAGATAAAGTTAGAGATATGTTAGAAGGAAAGAAGATAGAAGTTAAATCAGAACGAGGTATGTGGATGAAGACAGGTAACATATGTATAGAGTATGAGTCATGGAACAAACCTTCTGGTATCAGAGCAACTGAATCAGACTATTGGTTTCATAACTTATGTGTAGGAGACAATGAGTTTTGTACTCTTGTATTTAAAACAGATGTACTAAGAACTATAGTGGATAAGCTTGATACTTTTAAAACTGTATCAGGTGGAGACCACAACGCAAGTAAAATGTTCCTTGTAAATCTACAGAAATTATTCTCATCAGATGTAATAAAAGCATTTAAGGATTCAGAAGATGGAAAAAAATGAAAAAACACTTGACAGTTCTAGTCAAGAAGTATATAATAAACTGTCGGCTAATAAATTTAAGTCGGAATCTGGTCATTGGTACACGCAAAAAGGCGAACCAATGTATACTATCGTTGGTGCTAACGGTAAAGAAAGAAACACTACTCTTAGAGATGCAAGAAAAGAACAGCTAGTACCTTCAGTAACTACTATTCTTAGTATGATAGCCAAGCCTCAACTAGAGAATTGGAAAATTAATCAAGCACTTAACTCTGCTCTTACTTTAGAGAAAGACTCTTTAGAAACTACCGAAGAGTTTGCATACAGATGTAAGCAAGACTCTAAAAGAATAGGTCAAGAAGCAGCAGAAAAAGGTACAAAGATTCACGCTATGATTGAACGAGGTTTTCTTGGTGAAGAGAAGACAGAAACATATTGTGTTATTCAAAACTATTTAGATGAAATGTTTCCTGATGAAGAGTGGATAGCTGAAGCTTCCTTCTGTGCTGACTTAGGTTATGGTGGTAAGATAGATTTATATTCTAAGTCTGGTATCTTTGTAGACTTTAAAACTAAAGATAACTTAGAAGGTAAAGACCCATCTAAATTAGTATACGATGAACACGGTATGCAGTTGTCTGCTTATGCACAGGGTTGTGGCTTTGATGATGTTGAAAGAGTATCTATCTTTGTTGATAGAGAAGACACAGAGCTTATAGCTTGTCATATATGGGATAAAGAATCTCAAACTAAACATAGAGAAATGTTTAATAGTATTTTAAATTATTGGAAACTTGTAAAAAATTATGCACCAGAGAAAGTCTAAACAGTTAAGAAGAAAAGCAGAAGCTTTGTTAATAGATTGGATAAGAACTATGGTTCCTGAAGGTGAAGACGCTACTAAGATTAGTAAGAAAAATCTACATGAGTTTTTACCTGAACAAACACATATCTTTGCTAACAATAAATTTATGATAAGTGCTTACAGTCTTCGATGGTTTTATAAACAGGTGAAAAGAAATCCTGATATAACTCTGGAAGAACTAAGTGGCTAGAAGAGTACCAAGAAAGCCTAGACCAAAGAAGACAAATGTCCCTAAAGGATATGACAGCTTATGGGAATATGTTTTACACGACACAATACTACAACAATGGAAACATCATTGGGATAACATTAGTTATGTAGTTAAGCATAAGTATGAGCCTGACTTTGTTAAGGTTATAGATGGTAAGACAATATTACTAGAAGCTAAAGGTAGATTCTGGGACTATGCAGAGTATAGTAAGTACATACATATAAGAGAAGCACTACCTGAAAACTATGAGTTAGTGTTTCTATTTCAAAAGCCTTTGTCTCCTATGCCACAGGCTAAGAAAAGAAAAGACGGAACTAAAAGAACACATGCTGAATGGGCAGAGACAAACAATTTTATATGGTATAGTGAAGAAACATTACCAAAGGAATGGAGGACATGAAATATAAATTTAACGAAGACCAAGTGTTAAGAGAAATAAAAACTTATGTAGATAGAACTTATGAAGCCCATTATGGTAACGGTAAATATCAAGCAACAGATATGATTATAGATGCAGGACACGGAGAGAGTTTTGGTATTGGTAACATTATGAAATATGCTATGAGGTTTGGAAAGAAAGATAACAAGAAAAAAGAATTAATGAAAATAATACACTACGCTATCATAACTATGTATGTGCTAGATNAGGAGAAANANAATGGTTGAAGATAAGATAGGNAANAAACCTTACTTAGGAATTGNNATAGATTATNNTAAAGANAAACAGTTTGATAANTTTAGTNTTGATACATTAAAAGATAGATANTTTTGGGAGAANGAAACACATGCACAAGAAGCCCTCGCAAGAGCCTCCGTCTTCGGAGCCACCTTCAAAGGTGAGACAAACTTTGAACTTGCTCAAAGACTTTATGACTACAGTTCCTCTCGTTGGTTCATGTTTAGCACTCCTATACTTAGTAACGGAGGAACAAGNCGTGGGCTTCCTATCAGTTGTTTTCTTAATTATGTTCCTGACAGTAGGAGTGGGTTATCTGCTCATTATGACGAGAATATATGGTTGGCAAGTTCAGGTGGAGGCATTGGTGGATATTGGGGAGATATTAGAAGTAACGGTATATCTACTGCTCATGGCAGTCGTTCTACTGGAAGTATTCCTTTCATGCATGTAGTTGATTCTCAGATGTTAGCCTTCAACCAAGGCACTACAAGACGAGGAAGCTATGCTGCTTACATGGATATCAGTCACCCAGAGATAGAAGAGTTTATTAACATGCGTAAAGAATCAGGTGGAGATATTAACAGGAAGAATCTTAATCTTCATAACGGTGTCAACATAACTAACTCATTCTTACAGGCTGTAGAAAACGATGAAGACTGGAGACTAATAGACCCTAAGACTAACGAAGCTGTTCGCGTAGTTAATGCAAGAGATTTATGGTGGCAGATAATAAATGCTAGGGCAGAGACAGGTGAGCCTTACATGGTAAACATAGATAAATGTAACGAAGCATTACCAAAAGGACAAAAAGATTTAGGGTTAAAAATCAGACAAAGTAATTTATGCTCTGAGATAACACTACCTACAGACGAAGAACGAACAGCAGTATGTTGTTTATCTTCTGTCAACTTAGAACACTTTGATAGTTGGTCAAAGGACGATAACTTCATACAAGATTTAATAACAATGCTTGATAATGTATTACAACACTACATTGACAACGCAATAGACACAACACAGTTAGGAGAATATAGTGCAAATTTTAAACGCTTTCAAAAATATGTTAAAGAAGGTCAAGAGGGGTATACAAAATCTGCCTATTCAGCGTATAGGGAACGCAGTCTCGGTCTTGGTGCTATGGGTTTTCATGCTTATTTACAATCTAGGAACATACCTTTCGAAGGTATTTTTGCAACTGGTTTCAACCACAAAGCGTTTACTTACATCAAGTCCAGAGCAGACAACGCAACTAAAGAGTTGGCTGTTGAAAGGGGTGAGGCTCCTGATATTCATGGGAGTGGTAGGAGGAATGCTAACCTCCTTGCTATTGCTCCTAATGCTAGTAGTGGTATCATCTGTAGTGGGACTTCTCCTAGTATTGAGCCTTACAGGGCTAACTGCTATACTCA